TCTTGGATTGCTACAGGCAATTAAAGAATTTTAAAAACGGAGTAAGATCATGGGATCACCCAATGGCGGTATCATAGGCGTAGTCAATCCAACATCGTTTGGAAAGTGTACTGTCACATCCGTTACATCATCAACACCAGCATTTGCATTTCAACCAGGAACGAGATTAGTTTCTGCTGCAGTCGTAGCGGGTGGTGGAGCTGGAGCAGGTGGACCAGGAAATTATACCGGAGGTGGAGGTGGAGCAGGAGGTTTGAGAACTTGTTCATCTTTTCCAGTTTGTGGAGCATCTATTCCAATTACAATAGGAGCAGGTGGAGCAGGAACTAATTCAGGTTCAGCTGTTCCAGGTTCAGATTCAATTTTTTCAACTATAACATCAAAAGGTGGAGGAGGTGGAGTTTCAACAGCAGGAACTGGAGGACCCGGTGGTTCAGGTGGTGGTGGAGGACAATCTCCCCCAGGTGCTGGAGGAACAGGAAATAGTCCACCAGTTAGTCCATCACAAGGAAATGATGGAGGAGCATCAAGAGGAGGAGGTGGTGGTGCTGGAGCAGTAGGTGCTTCAGGAGGAACCCCTACACCAGGTGCAGCTGGAATAGGTGGAGCAGGATCAGATATAACTCCAATATTTGGACCAGGACTTCCTAATTCAGGGGTTTATGCTGGAGGAGGAGGTGGATCATCTTCTGGACCATGTGGTAGTGGAAAACCAGGTGGAGTAGGTGGAGGTGGTAATGGAGCAACTTATCCAGGAACAACAGGAGGTACTGCAGGAACAGCTAACACTGGAGGAGGTGGAGGAGCAAACGCTGCATTTGATGGAGATGGATTTAACGGCGGTTCAGGAATCGTTATCGTAAAAGAATTAAACAAGGCCAGTGGATCGTGGCCGTTGAGAGCGCAGTTTCAGGCACGTAAATCGGGAACATGGACAGATGGTAGTGTTAATTTAGGAGCAAATTTTGATTATTTAGTAGTAGCTGGTGGTGGAGGTGGAGGAAATAATTATACAGGAGGAGGTGGTGGAGCTGGAGGATATAGAACATCTTTTCCTGGAGGAACAAAATTAAATTTAGATTCAGGAACATATCCAATAACAGTGGGTGCAGGAGGAGCTGCTGGATCAAATGGTAATCCATCTATATTTTCAACTATAACATCAGCAGGTGGTGGTACTGCTGATACAGCAGGGGGTTCTGGAGGAGGAGCTGGATCAGTAGGTGGATCAGGTGTAACAAATCCTGCACCAGCAGGAAATTCACCACCAACAAGTCCACCACAAGGAAATCCAGGGGGATCAGCAACAAAAACAGGTCCGGCTAATGGAGGATTTGCTGCAGCAGGTGGAGGTGGATCAGGTGGAGCAGGTAGTAATTCACCAGGATCTCCTGGAGTAGCAGGAGCAGTAGCACAACCAGGAGGACCGGGAGGACCTGGTTCAACAAATAGTATTACAAATTCACCAGTAACTTATGCAGGTGGTGGAGGAGGTGGAGGATGGTGTGCTTGCGGAGCAAATACTCCTTTTAATGGTGGAGCAGGAGGACCTGGAGGTGGAGGAGCTGGAACAGGAGCTGGACCAGCAGGAACACCAGGAGTGGCAGGAACAGTTAATACTGGAGGTGGAGGAGGAGGTTCATCTAAAGATAATCCTGGTCCTACGGATGGAGGCGCAGCAGGAGGATCTGGTATTGTTGTTGTTAGAGCACCATCAGCTAGAACATTTACAGTATCACCTGGAACAAACACAAGTACAACATTACCGGCACCAGCTGGAGGTTGTAAAGTGGCTACATTCACGGTTTCTGGAGATTTAACAATAAGTTAATTTACACTTTACAAATCCTATAGAAAATAATATATAGAATTTAGAAATGAACTTGCAGAACTACTTTTATTATTTTAGAGAAGCACTCACGCCTAGATTTTGTGATGAAGTAATTAAATATGGAAAATCACAACAGGAACAAATTGCATTAACAGGTGGTCAAACTGAAAAAATAAATAAAGGAAAACCATTAGAAGAAAAAGATATTCTAGATTTAAAAAAGAAAAGAGATTCAAATATTGTCTGGATGTCAGAACCTTGGTTGTATCGTGAATTGCACCCATATGTTCATCAAGCAAACAGATTAGCTGGTTGGGGATTCCAGTGGGATTTTTCTGAAGCATGTCAATTTACAAAATATGGTCCTGGGCAACATTATGGGGCGCATTGCGACTCATTCGAGGCGCCATATCATAATCCAGATAATCCAAACACACATGGTAAAATTAGAAAACTTTCGATGACTTGCAGTCTGTCTTCGCCAGAAGAATACGAAGGTGGTGAGTTGGAATTTCAATTTAGAAATCAAGATGATCCAACTATAAAAAGAAAATGTACAGAAATATTGCCACGTGGAAGTATTGTTGTATTTCCTTCCGCAGTTTGGCACGAAGTTCGACCAGTTACTAAAGGAGTTAGATATAGTCTTGTAGTATGGTCGTTAGGTTATCCGTTTAAATAATATGAAAACTGCAGAAGAACGAAAACAAATTAGAAGACAACAATATCTTAAACATAAAGATAGAGAAAAAGCTACTAGAGAAATATATCGTGCTAAAAATAGAGAAAAAATTTTAGAAGTTCAAAAAAGATGGAATAATAAAAATTTTAATAGACGTAAAAATGTAATTTTAAAAAATGTTTATGGAATTACATTAGATGATTATAATAGGATGTTTAATGAACAAAATGGTAAATGTGCAATATGTCAAAGACATCAAAATGAATTAACAAAAAGTTTATGTGTAGACCATAATCATAAAACAAAACAAATAAGAGCTTTATTATGTATTACTTGTAATACTGATTTAGCTAGTGTAGAAAACAGATTAGAAGAAATGACTAATTATTTAAATAAATATAGAAAGGATGTAAATTAATGGCAAAAACAGATCAATTAGCAGCATCCGTATATTTTTCAACACCTGTTTACTCAATTGAAATTCCAGAGTGGGTAGATCATGTAGATAAAGTTTGTAATAAATATATTAAAGCTGCAAAAGAAAATAATAAAAAAATAATTAAAGATAGAGAAAAAGAATTAGGTAAAAAGATAGGTGATTTTGGTTTAAGTCATCACAGCACATCTCTCGTGGGAGATCCAGATTTAAAAGAATTGCAAGATTACATTGGAGCAACAAGTTGGAATGTTTTAGATCATATGGGATATGATTTAACTAACTATGAATTATTTTGGACAGAATTTTGGGTTCAACAGTTTGCAGAAAAAGGCGCTGGCTCGCATACGCCACACGTGCACTATAATAATCACGTTAGTGGTTTTTATTTTTTAAGATGTTCTGAAAAAACTTCAATGCCAGTATTTCATGATCCACGTCCCGGTAAGCTTATGACACAATTACCTTTAAAGAATGAAAAAGAAATTACGTTAGGAACTGACAAGATCCATTATAAACCTAAACCAGGAACAATGATCTTTATTCCAGCGTATTTAACCCATGAATATATCGTAGATGCTGGACTTCAAGATTTCCGATTTATTCATTTTAACTTACAGGCAGTCCAAAAGATGATTACAGATACTGTAAGAAAACAAACTAAAGGAGAAGTATGAGTTTTAAGAAAAATAAATATGCAATTATAAAAGGAGCAATATCAGAAGATTTAGCAAAGTTTTGTTATGATTATTTCATGATGAAAAGAACAGTTGCAAGAACAATGTTTGATACAAAATACATTAGTCAATTTACTGAATATTTCGGCGTGTGGAATGATCAACAAGTTCCAGAAACCTATTCACATTATTCTGACATCGTAATGGAAACATTACTTGTTAAACTTCTTCCAATCATGGAAGAGACAACAGGATTAAAATTAAATTCAAATTATTCTTACGCTAGGATTTATAAAAAAGGAGATGTATTACATCGTCATAAAGATAGATTCAGTTGTGAAATATCTACAACTATGCATTTAGGCGGTGGATGTTGGCCAATTTATTTAGAACCAGATGCATCACAAGGTGGTGTAGATGAAAAAACCGGTAATTATAAACCATCAAAAGCAAAAGGTGTTAAAGTAATGTTAGAGCCAGGTGATATGCTCGTGTATCGCGGAAATGAATTAGA